TAGATGATAGGGCTGAAGTTACCATTTGGTAAGTTCCCGTACCCTGCTGTTGATGTAAAAGCCATGTTATATTCTCCTTTAGATGATGAATGGCTGGTTAATATAGTTACACATTCATATCCGAATGAAGAGGGCCGTTCTTTTTAGGGTATCATACTTGTAGAGGTAGCGCAACCCCTATTAGTGTGGTCCTATAGTCAAATGGGTAGTTCTTTTCGGCTTGTGTAAAGATAGTTATATCTACAATTATCTGTTTGTCAATAGTTATTTCATATCATAGACAAATTTTCCGCTGCGAATTGATTCCATGATAGCATCTGAATGCTTTTCATATTCACGAACAGACATTTTACTCACTTGAGATTCTCGCCACTGTGCTGCAGTATCGTCAGTCTCAGGAGTATTCCTTGTTCTAGCTTTGACAGAGCTTGCTGCTGCCTTATCGCTAGTGTTACCTTTCTTAGTAGTGATATTGTTATCTGACTTGTATAAGTCAATCACACGAGAAACTGACTTAGCGTCATCTAGGTTCTCATACAAAGCATCTTGTACCCACTTAGGCTGTTCACCTGCCCAGTTGTGGAATGCGTCATCACTACGAATAGTTTTAAAGTCAGGGTGAAAGCTCATTAGCTCTGCTTCTGCTTTTTCTTTCTTAGCCGTAACACGTAGCTCTTCTAGCTCTTGCATACGGTTGTCTAAGTCACTTGAGCGTTCTTGTGCTTTCTTGTCTGCAATAGCCTCAACAATGGATGCTACGTCAGGGTATTTCTTTGACCAAGCTTCAATGTCCTGATCTGTCTTAGGTAGTACAAGCTCATTTTTAGCAGCCTTCTGTAGCTGACCTTCAAGGCTTCCTATGCGGTCTTTAAACTCTGACTCTTTTTTAGCCAAGTGCTTTTGTATATCTGCGTAACGTTTCTTATAGCTGCGCTCTTCACCCGTCAGGCTTGCGTCATCTGCTTCTTGTGCTTCAGATGCCTCTTGGGTAGCTTCTTGTTCGGGATTACTCTCATCCTGAACTTGGGCTTCCTGAGTTCCCTCGCTATCGGATTCTTCTTGTTCTGCTCCGACATGATTCCTCATAAGCTCTTTAAGCTCTGCCTCTTCTCTTGCAATACGTTCTGCATTACGGTTGTTCTTGATATACGTAGTTTCTTGTGCTTGGGCTTCAGCCATAGTTTGTTTCCTTATTATTATTATTAGGGGCCAGCATCATTACTGGGTGTCCTCGTTTATTTGTTTTTCTTCTTTTTCTTAGGGCGTTGTACTAGACCGCCTTTATTCTTAGGTACGCCATTATCCTCTTCATCCTCTCTTTGTGTTTGCTGGGCTGAAGTTTCAAATGAACTAAAAGCCCCACCTGTCCTTTGCGATCCCCCTTGACGTGCCTGAGCGACACTACCACCATATTTTTGAGCTTGTTCTTTAGATGACTCAGACATACCTGAACCACCCGTCCAATCTTTTGGATCTTTACCTTCATTAGATGCAGCATACTCGTTCTGCCTTTGACGATGGGAATCAATAGCTTCATAGTGAAAAACTGCATTATCATCACCTGATTCTACAGCACGTTCATATGCGTCACGCTCAGATCCTAAGCTAATACCACCTATTTTAGCGCCATCTGAAGATAAGGTATTGTATTTAGTGTTATACTTATACGTAGGTGTGTTATCTGAAGGTTCAGCATCAGACACTTCATCCTTGCCAACACCAAATATATCAGCCAAGAAGGATTTAAAGCCCCCTCCTGTTTCATAAGTTTCTGCTCTTAACTCTTTTCCTTTGTCCTTATCTAATAACAGTTCTAAATTAGTCTTTTCTTCCCCATCTGGTAAAGCATTAACACTAGACTGTATGTTCTTAAGGTTATTTTTTTCCACCATATATATGCCTAGACCAGCAAGAGGGTTTATAGCAAAACCTAAGTTTTTTGCTAATTTATTACCTCTACTATAATAACTACCAATAGCTTTTTGTAGTTCAGCAGGGTCCTTAGACTTAGTATAGTCTACAGGGTCTGGCGTATTTCTATCTTTAGCAGCCCGTGCAAAGCCATCAGAAGCATCATTACCGCCTGATCCTGAACTTGGTGCTACCTCTGCTTTAGGTGCTTCAGATGCATAGCCCTCTGGTATCATTGCCTGTGCTACACCATCAAAGAAAGGTATAACAACTGTAAGACCTGCAGCATTATAATAGGTTTTATACTCATAACCAGTACCAGTTAATCCACCTTGTATACCAGAAACAACTTGGGTAGGGTCATTAGGGTCTAATCCATAACCGCCGCCATAGGGGTTATCAACTATAACGCCAGGAGGTATATCTACACCATTAGCAGCATACACTACACCACCCTCATTCATCATAGCCATAGTGTCATCTTCAGGTGTATCTACAGTCATAAGTTCTTCATCAGAAAAGGGTAACGCTTCTTCTTGCATAGGGTCACCGCCAATACGTCCTTCTGCGTCCATATCAGCCATACCTTGCTTAGCTTGCATACGCATATCTTCAAATGCCTTAACACCAAAGTAACGCACTACGTCAGCAGGTACAACGTACTCACCTTCGCTTAGCTGTGCAGGTACATCATCACGTACCTCTGCAGGGAGAGAGCCTGGTGGTACATCATTGCCTGACACTGGGTCTACTGTTTCAGCCATACCCTGTTCAGGATTACTTACAAGCATATCTTGCATCTGATCTTCTTCACTCATATTTAAACCACCCTCGTTAAATCTCTTAGAAAACCTATAGCCTATGCTTGGTGCATCAGAACCTATGTTTTCAATGTATATATTAGAGTTATCCCCTATTTTATAGCGTAAGGCAGCAGAGTCTAAATCTACATCTACTTTATCGCCTATCTTGTTACTCATATCAATTATAAAACTATCTAAGTCACTACCCAGACTAAACCTTGTAAACATAGACCCTTCTTTTGTAGATACCTTTTCTCCTTCAGGTATATCAAAGGAGCCTTTCCTAAGACTATTCTCTCCCTGATCATTTAAGAAGATACTACCGTCTAGGCTAAAGCCTATCTCTTTATTTTCTTTATCAACAACTACAGCGTCAGGGTACTTAGGTTTATCCTTTTGGTCCATTTACTTTATCCCTCAAATACTTAAGTTGTTTTAAAGTTCGTATAGAACCCTGTGTACGATATATCTCTACTGTATCTGAGATACCTTCTATGCTCTTGTGGGATTGATAAATCAAATCATCTAGCTCTGTGTTAAATGCATCCCATTCTACTTTATTGTTTACAAAGCTCTTAAGCGACATTGCCACTAAATCCTTGTTCGCCAGGAGTAGGGGCAACGCCTGTACCTAGAGTACCGCCACCTGCACCCGTAGGGTCTTGTACCTGAGCGCCAGCAGGAGCACCCTGTGGAGCAGGAGCACCACCTTCAGGACCTGGAACACCTTCAGGAGCCATAGGAGGCTGTGGAGGCGCTTGGAAGGCTTTGAGTATCTCTGCCTGTATAGCAGCGTCCTGCATAGAGTTAGTCACTTTGTCTGGATCAAGGTTCATGCTCTTAGCAATCTCACGAATAACGTAGTCCATCTTAGCGAATGGAGCCAGTGCTGGGTTAGATGCAACCTGTAAGAACTGCATTAAGCGCTGGGAGCGTACTTCGTTAGCCATTAAGCTCTCTGTACCAGATGCCTTAACTTCTAAGTCACCCTTGATGTTTGCATCGAAGTCAAACTGCATGTTGAATGCAAAGAAAGCTTTACCCATAGGGGCAATAAGATAGTCATCTACGTTCTTAACTACTGAGCGAATAGAGCCGTTAGCAGCAGACATAAGCATAGAAATACCAGAAGCGGTACGACCAACGCCACTAACGCCTGTCTGACCATGTGCAAAAGAAGGAAAGCCAGTAGACTCATCAGCTAATACTCGTGCCTTATCAAAGAGTTGCATGTTTTCACCAGCAACGTTGGGGAACTTAGTGCCAAACAAGGCTTGACCAGGAGCGCCACCTTGTCTGCGTAGGACTTTGCCTGGGTACATAGTTAAGTCTTGGCCTGGAACCAAGTTTGTTTCATCTACTTCAATGATTAGATTGCCACTTAGTGAAGCATTGTCAATAGCCATACGCATAAAGCCATTCATCAGCGTCTGTGTATCATCCATGTTCTCAGCAATACCTACACCAAAGAAGGAGTAAGGGTTATGCTCATAGGGAACAGAGTAGTAAGGGATACGTGATGGTTTGAATGGATTAAGCACACAACGAATAACTTCTCCGTTACATACCCAGATGTTACAGTTTACTTCGTTTAAGTCTTTCAACTCTTTGGGTATCTTAATACCGTTCTCTTCTAGTATACCTGTGTCAGCAAAACCCCAGAACTCAAACACTTCCCAGCGCTCAGAGTTACCAATGGAGCTATCATCGTCTTCCATCTTTTGTTCCCAATGCTTACGCTCATAGTCAGAGCCAGTAGCAACGGCTGTTTCAATAGCATCTTCCATGAAGTAAGGGCGATTAGCTAGAGAACGTAGTTGTGTGCGTGACATCTTGTGACGCTCTACAACATACTCTGCATCATCCATGCTTGACGCTTCAGGGTCAGGGTAGAAGTTCCATATAGATACATGATCTGTAGAAGGTACAGTCTTAACTATTGGTTCATAATCGCCTTCATCATTCCAGTTAGGATACTCTTTATCTGTAGCAAATGGTCCTTTCATAACACCTGTACCTAGCAGTGCCATCTCAAATGCCATGCTGCGTAGATGCTTAGATGCACCAGACTCATTTAGCTGATCATGTATTTTCTTTTCCATCTTTTTAGCTGCTACCATAGCAGGATGGAAAGTAACGCTTGTAGGTGTAGTACCGTCACCCTCAATTAGTTTATCTGATACTGGTGCTAGTTTTCTCTCTAGTCCACCTAAACGTTTCTCTAAGGAACGTCTAGTTTCACCAGGCTCTAGCTTAGTGTCTGGGCCAATCAAGTAAGGCTTAGTAGGCTCTTGAGTAAAGGCTTCCTTTAGTGCAGACGCACCAGCCTCTGCGTTAGGGTCTACATTAATGTGAACAGACTCAGCAACACCATCAGGTAATACAGATGGGTCTATAGAAAGCGGAAACTTATTATTTCCGAATAGTACGTCAATAATCTGTCCATAAGCTGCCAGAGTTTTTGTTTTAGTGACCTTAATAAATACCCTAGACTTTTCACTAGATGTGAATTGCACGTCTGATCCGTAAAGACCACGATAGTTTCTATAAGCACGTAACCACCTTTCCTCATCTCCTAGTCTAGCATCCTCTGCTCGTTTAAATCTTTGATTAACAAATGCGACGATGCCGCTACTGGACTCAAGAAGTTTGTCATCTTGGCCCTCTGCAGCAATTACGTCATCAGTCTCAAATGAAAGGTCATCTATTTCTGCCATAATTTAATATCCGAATGTTGGGTCTGACGCTTGAAAGCCAGACCTTTGTGTTGCAGGGTTAAAATCCCATAGGGAACTTCTTGGTCTAGTCATTATACCATACCGTAAAGCATCGTACAAGTGGTCTTCTGCATTTGTATCAACATCTTCAGGGTTTCTCTTATCTAAAGGTATTGAAGGCATCTGCGCTAATAGATTGGTGCAGGTAGACATGAATACTAAGCGTGGTTGCTCTGTAAACTCATCTACCTGCAGACGGCGATGTAACTCATTTTTACCAGCAACTCTTGAGCCACGAGAACGGTCAGAAGGTCTCCAACGACAACCCTTCATGTTCATTTGTTCTGCTAATGACGGGCCAGTATCCCCGCGTTTGTGCCACAGGGAAGAGTCAAGTACGCCGTACCTTATTGTACCATCATCAGCCTCTGCTTCAAGTATCATATCCGCTAGGTCTGTTGCTGTTACTTTACTACAATAAAGTTCTCTGTACACGATAAGCTGCTCATCTGGTGATACAGCTATCCAAACAACACCTGTGTAACTTCCGTACCCATAGTCACAAGCTCTGAATCTAGCCCAAGACTTAGGTATAGTGAAGGGGTCTATAACGTGTATAGCTCTGTTAAACTCAGGAAAAGCGGCTCCTTCGTTTACATCCCAGTTACCTTCAAGTAGTTGTTTTCTCTGGTGATCAGGGAGTGAGAGTAGCATTGCTTCATACTCACCACCCTGCGACAAATAAGGGTTATCAAATAGGCTTGCAGGGATGAATCTACGTTTAAATAGAGGTTCACCCTCTCTGCTATGGCCTTTAGGGAACGTAATAGTATCCCCTGTTTCTATATTAGTAGCCCAGAATGGCTCATTACGAGGTCCAGGGTCAATAAACATCTTCTTAACCCAAGCATGGCCGTTTCCACCTGGGTTAGTTGTGGCTCTCATGTACAAACCTAGGTCTTTACTATGTGCAGATCTCAAACGTGACCTCATATAGTCCCAAGCGTAATTTGAACTCCACTGAGTTAGCTCATCAAAGCCTATCCAGTTAAACGCCTGTCCTTGGTAGCGGGTAACATCCATGTCTTTGTCCAAGTAGGACATCCAAAGTCTACCGCCTCTAGGGCTAACCCACTGTGACTTACGTTCTGACCACTTTATACCTGGTATTGCTTTAGGATATAGCTCTTGACTCTTCTGTATTAGCTCTCGTAGCTCTTCTGTAGTGTGTCGTACCAGCAAACCACTAAAATTAGGGTCACCTAAGCCATGCAGAGGGTCTGCAAGCATGGCGTAGCTCTTTCCACCACCAGCACTGCCTCCATATAGTACTTCTTTTTCACTAGAGCTTAGAAAGTCAGTCTGAGGACCAGGGTTAGGCTTAAAAACGACATCTTGTGCTACTTCTACGTCATACTGTGGTGGTAGTACTGTCGCAGGTACTGTCTTCTTCACTTTCTTCGTAGGTACTATAGGCTCCGATACGGTTTGTTTCAAGCGTTTCGATTTCCTTGAGGATTTTTTCGAGCCGCTTGGCAAGGAACCGCTTAGCTGTAGTTGCTTTTTTACGTTTGAGGTCAATATCTACTCTTCTTCTTAGCGCTTGCTGTGTAACGGGTCTGCCTGTCTGCTTTTCTAGCCATAAACAAACATCTGCGTAACTATACTGCTTTAAATGACGCTTTGCAAGCTCTAATGCTTCTAATTCGTGTGGTATTGGCTCTAAAAGTGCATCATTATCGTAGCAAACCTTGTATCCGTAGGGTATGCCCTTGTTAGTATTGCCTAATCTTACTACTGTATGCCACTCTTTTTCTTTACCTTTAGGTGGTTTAGGTAGTTCCCAGTAACCTATATCTTCTGCTATCTTTAGTTTCACGTTTACACTTCTTATTCATTGGACCCTTCTTTGGGTGGCAGGTAGAATACACCGCCGCCTGTTGAGGATACGTCTAATCTATCTACCTTACCTAATCCTGCACGATCAAGCAAGTCCTTAGCAGCAGATATTTTATCACGGATGCCTAATTCTGTAGGATCATACAAAGCACCTACCATAGACATAGCAGCTTTAGGAGCTACTTGTGCGAAGTAGGTACGTGTAGCTTCCCCTATTTCATCTTTAAGAGATTCTATAATAGTACGGGTAGCAGTAGTATCATTATAACCTGCTAGTTTCTTAGCTTGTACAGCATCACCTTGAGCTTCCTCAAAGAGAACCTCTAAGAAACGCCTTTGGTTATCTGTTAAGTTACGTGCCATGTTATATACTTCCTATTATTATGTTACCACTGGCCTCTAGCTTTACCTACAAGCCAGAAAAGAGCACCTAGTAAAGCGCCGCCTAAGACTAAAGATACTAAGCCTACCGCCCAGTTAATGCAGTTATCAATAAATAGCTGCTTTGCGTAGGCTTCTTCTTTTCTTCTCTTGCGTTGATCTGCCTCAATACGTAAAACTTCTTCCCAAGCACTAGGTCCATATACAAAGCTTATCTCTGAGCGTATAGCCTCACGCATTTCATCCATCTTACGCTTCTGGTTCCATATAAGAATAGCTTCTTCTTCATCAGAACCTTTAAACGTCTTCTGCCACCAAGGTGGA